ACCCGTTGAGTTGATGAGAAATGTGCCGGAACCGTTAAAGCTCATTTACTTGCTCCTATTCTTGGCCAGCGCCATATCCAGCGCCGAATGCGCCGATACGCCCCGATGCTTCCTGTGCGCGTTTCTGTGCCGCAGCGCGACGCTCGAGATACAGACGCACGTTTCGTAGTTCATCTTGCGCGGGCTGACCGCGTAACAACAACAATTCTGCCAGCTGTTGACGCTGACGTTCGTTCAGTTTCTTGCCCGTATCCTTGGCCGCAATCGCTGCTGCACCAGCAATCATGTCGCCTTGCAGCATTTGTGCGGCTTGCAGAGCTTGCGCGAGCTTGTTTTGATCTTCCTTGCCTGCAAATAGCGAATAACTTTGTGATCCTTCGCCTGCTCGAGCGGTTTTTTGCAGCTCCGCCTCACGCAATACCGTTGCCTGAAACTTGCGGAAATCGTTGCCAAACACCAGGCGCAAACGTTTTTGCATTCCTGGTGATTTTTGCAGATTCATTAGTTTAGTTTGGCCGCCAGGCGTAGCGGCTTGGTCGCGTAAAGCCTGGGCAGCGCCAAGACGAAACGCATTGAGCTGCGCCGGTTCCAAGTCGTCGATGATTTCGGCTAATTCCTCAACATCCTCGGACATAACCTTGCGGCCGCGCTCCATTGCGGTCGCCATCTGCGTCTCGCTGCCAAAATTCTCACGCGCGAGACGGTAAACGCTGCGGCCTTGGTTATCTTTTGGCGCAACATTGTCGAGCTTGTCCGTCAAATCGCGGCGCAGATTGGTGTATCCGCGGCTCTTTTGCGTCGGCTTACCAAATTCACCCTTTGCGTTATCTTCAATGTCGTAAAGAGTGCGTTTTAGCGTGTCCAATACGTTGAACGGGACACGATCGCCAGGTCGCAAGTCGCCGAGATTCAGTTTTTCGGGCATACCTTCAACCAGCGCCAGCTCCTCGGCTTCCGAGAACGTCTTTTTTGCGCGATTGAGGAGCGCGGCAAGCTCTGCGTCAACGGTTACGTCGTAGTTTTCAAGCTGCGCGTAAAACGGCGCTGCCTTGGCCTTGGCTTGCTCGTTGTATTGCTTCAACGTCGCTCGGAACGGCACACCCTGCGCGTCTAAAAGCTCATCTGATGCGGCTTGCAGACGATCGCCACGCTTGTTGACGAGCGGGCGCGTTGATCTTTCGATCATGCCCTGCGTTGAACCAGGCTCGTTACGCAGCAATGCGAGTTCTGCGCGAGTGGCAGATCCCGTTGCGGCAATCGGCGCCTCCGGCCCAAGGCCACCGCCTCGAGGACGTTGCAAGCGAGCAGCAGCCACTTGCGTCGGGTCGGCCTCTACGCCACTCGTTAGCGCGTTCAATTCTTCCTGCATCCGTGCCTTCATCAGCGACGGGCCAGGGATAACTTTTAGTTGACGCTCCAGCTCGGCAATACGCTCTTGCTTGGCGAGGGTGTCAGGCGGAATGCGCGCATACGCATCACGCTGCAAAAGCTGCGCTAAACGCTCTCGAGGGGCTTGCAGCTCAAACTCACGCTGTATGGACGGCACCATGCTTCGCGTGACTGCGCCAGCGCCTTTAATGCCAAGGCCGGTTACGCCACCCGTAACAACGCCTGCGCCGGTTCCAAGCAAAATATCTTTGGCAAGTTCGGGGGTCGTTTCCGCTTCGCTGGCGCCTGTCGCACCCAATGCGCTTTGGCCTACGATCGGGGCAACGTAACGACCTGCTATTGAGCGATAGCCTGCGCCAAGAGGGGCGACAGATCCGCCCATGCTAAACGGCAAGGTGGCCAGGCTGCCTGCCATTTCAAGGCCGAGCGCAGTTTTGGGATTGGCTTCGGCGAATGCAGAAGTACCGCCGCGAATGATGTCACGCGGTGCGGTGTAATCCGCACGGGTCGGCGGCATCTGGCTGCCACCCATAGCGTATGACTGCCCGAGCTGACCAAGCGCCGCAGCACCAGCCAATTCGTCAAGCATATTGAAGGTTGCGCCTTGTCCAAATGTCAGCGCGCCTTGAGCCGAGGTAGGCATCTGCGCGCCCATAACGCGAGCGTCAGGCGCAGGCGGCGTTAGCGGTTGCCATTCTCCGTTGCGAAAGATCCTTCTTTCGCCAGTTTCTCGATGTCGTGCGATTTGACCTTCTTTGTATGCCATGACGTTCTCGCTTATCGAGGTGGATTTTCGAGATCAAAGCCATCCGGCAACTGACTGCCGTAAGCGGGCGGGGCAACGATGTCGGGAAGCATTCCTGGCAAGCCTTTGAATTGCGGCAGCTGTCTTACTCGAGAGCGAACTCGATTGCTCACAGCAATGTTGGCTCTGCCCGCCTTTTCGTTTAGCTCGGCGAGATAACGCAAGTTTTCCGGCGTCAGGTCGATCTGACCTGCGGCGGCACGCTCCAAAAATTGGCGATCCTTGTCGGTAAATCCTTGACCAGATCCAAGGCCGCTTGTGCGAACCGCAGCCAACGTCGTCTTGGCAAGCTCGGCAGACAGGTTTTCGGTGACAGTTGCTCTGTCGCCTTTTGAAAAGCCTGCGGTAACAAGTGCTTTTTCCAACGCCAAACGTGCCGGTGCGCCTGTTCCCGTAATGGGGTTTTGCTTTAACAGATTGCGTACTCGGAACGACGATTCGATTTGTCCAATGGCATTGTCGCCTGCGGCAATCGCGTCTGAATCTTGTTTGGCGAGCAATCCCGCAAGCTCGTCTGAATACTTGTTCGCAGTCTTTTCGCCTGGCATTTGAATAACCATGCTAGGCGGTTTGGTCAATCGCCAATCTTCAAACGACTTGGCCGGCAGACCCAATCGCTTTTGATCAACAACATAGTATTGATACGTTTCAACGTCGCTCGGCAGATCCCCGGCTTTTGGCGGCTTGGCCAAAACGAACGGATCTCGAGTTTTTTGGTATTGCTCGCGGCTCTCTGGCGAGGCTTCCATCAACGCTTCAATGCTGACGTTCGGCTGACGCGACAACATGAGCTGCGCGTAACGCTGCGCTCGAGGGCTACCGCTTGACATGGCTTCCATGAGCCGCGTCTCTTGCTCTTGGAACGTCGGCATCACCGTCTGGGTGACAGGCGGCGTGTATTTGCCGGCCATCTCCATAGGGTCGCCGAACATATCGGGGCCGGTGACTTGGGTCTGCGGGCCAAGATCGCGGCGCAACGCCTCAAACTCGGCCACATCAGCCTCACGGGCCTTGCGCTCGGCTTCCTCTGCCTTCTCTCCAATCTTCTTGGACGTATAGGCCGACAGGATGCGCGCCAGGGCGTTCGTCGGCGACGGCATCGCACGAAACCCTTGGTAAGTCGGCGACTCCGGCTCCTGCATAAAAGCCTGTTGGCGGAGGACTTCGGCTAGTTGCTGCTGACGCTGCGCCCGCAGCATCTCCTCCTCATACGGCGACGGAGCGCGAAATACAGGACTAATCTTGGCCATAGTCAAAGTCTCCTCGGTAGCCGCCTCCCTGCGGGGTCGTTAAACCCGGCGACGAGGGCATACGCGGTCGAGATCCCATGCCGCCCACCTGCGGCGAACGCCCCATCAAGCCACCCGCTCGAGGCATCCCCATTTGCGGCCTGCTCATACCCATCTGCGGGCGTCCGGTCGGCATACCCGGCTGCGGTGACGTCATGGGGCCGTTAAAGTTCATCGCCTGCGGCGGCACACCTGGCGCTGCGTTAGGCGTCGGCTGCGAGAAGGCCAGGCCAGGCACTTGACGCATGGCCATATCACGCTGCCCCGGCGGCGCGCCGAGGGACGTATTGCGCTCCTGCGCTGCCAGCATCTGTGCAAGCTGCTGCGGCCTGCGATCGGGTGAGTATCCGTTCATGCTAAACCGCCTGTGTTGAATGGCGTGGTGGTGCTATATGTGCGTTTACCGACGTTCTGCGCGCCTTTTGCCATTTGTCGGTTCATCATCTCGCGCATTTTCAGCAGATCCTGCGGATCAACCGACGCATACGATTGCGACATAGATGGAATCGGTGCGTAATCCGTGTTGATGGCCTGGTTGGCTTCCTGCATCGCCAACATTTGCGCGAGTTTCTGCGCGTCGGTGCGATCTTTGTACGTTTTGAAGTACCGCATATTAGAGCGCCCCGTAGTTGACCATCTTGTAACCGCTCAAGTGCGTCAATACCGCCTCCGGCTTGACCTGCTCCACTTCGTCGGCCATCACGCCAAGCTGACGCTCGCCGAAAATGTCGTAGGCGTAGATTCCGATGCCAAGCGGGTGTGTACCTAAACGCACAATGTTGGACTTTAGGCGGCGATCGGACGGTGCCAAAAGGGCAGCACTTCCAAGCGAGCCGGCCAAGTTGAACAACCCGCCCATGTTGGACGCTGCCTGGTTCGCCTGGATGCCATAACGCTGCATCGCTGCTGCGTCTTGCGCTTGGCCTCCTTGGAAGATAGGCGCAGGAGCCACGGTGACGCCGCTGTAACCTTGGAACTGCGGCACGTTGACCTGACCGCCTGACAACAATGCGCTGATCTCGTTGACCGGGATGCTGCGGATTGCGGCCTGCTGGGCAAGTGCTTGCTGGATCGCCGTATTGCGGAACTGCTGTTGCGCGATGTTCTGCTGGAACTGCTGCTGTTGGGCGGCATTGGCGGCAGCCTGCCGAGACAGCTCTTGTTGCATCGCCTGCGATTGAGCTTCGTTGTAGAACCCTGCGGCGCTTTGCGATTGACCAACCTGCTGCGCCTGACGAGCAAGGTTGGCTTGCTGTGCGGCGACCTGTTGTTGGAAGTTTTGCGCGGCGGCTTGGTTTTGCAGTTGTTGCTGTGCTTGTGATTGCCCAAAAATCTGCTGCAATGCAGCGTTTTGCGCCTCGGTTTGAGCCAACGATTGCTGGTAATTTTGTGCAATCGCAGCGTTTTGCAATTCTTGCGCCGATTGGCCCATTCCAAACTGCTGCAACAACGCCTCGCGGTTGAACTGACCCGCACCAAGGGCTTGCTGGTAGTTTTGCGCGATGGCTGCGTTTTGCGCTTGTTGCGCCGCCAAAGCCTGCTCAAAATTCTGGCCGATGGCTTGATTTTGCATTTGCTGTGCGGCTTGAGCTTGCCCAAAGTTCTGTGCGACAGCGCGGTTATAGGCATCTGCGGCAGATTGCTGACTTCCAAACGATGCTAATTGCGCCTCACGGCCAAACTCACCCGCTTGCAGACGCTGCTGGAAGGCTTGCTGCTGCGCTTGGTTTTGCGCGGCTTGCGTCGCCAGCGATTGCTGAAGGTTTTGCCCCAATCCGGTGTTGTAAAGCTGCGCCTGCTCCATGCCTGCGCCAAAGCCTGACAATGCGGCTTGGTTGGCGAACATGGCGCGCGATTGCTGCTCACTAAACGCCTGCTGGCGAGCGGCTTGGTCAAGGCTGATGCCCTGCGCGGCGGCTTGCAACAGAAGGTCGTTTTCTTTCTGCATTTGCGCCGACATGGCCGAGTTATATGCCTCGCCACCCGGTCGCAAGCCTTGGTTAATCAGTTGCGTCTGGAGTTGCTGACGCTCGCCCTGCAACTGCGGCGATAAACGCGACAACAACGCCGTCTGCGCCGTCATACCAGCGTTTACTGGCCCCTGTGGCAAGTTGGCAATATCAATCTGGCTCTGTAACTGCGGGCCGCCCACAAATTGCTGTGCGTAGCCAAATTGGCCTTGTTGCGGGCCACCGGCCACGCCGCCAACGCCCGACAGATCAAGCCCTTGCAGGTTTAATCCTTGCGGGCCAGCCTGCGCCAAACCAAAAAGACCGCCAGCGGGGCCGCCTTGTGCGGTTCCAAACGCTTGGCCGCCGGGGGCGCTTTGTGAATAGAACTGACTTGCATCTAATTGCCCGAGGTTGGTCGGAGCAGACGGGCCGCCGCCCGCAAGGCCGTAGTATTGCGAGCCGGGAGCCATAATGGCTCCTTGCACCGGAACGTTCGCTTGCGCTTGCTGGCCTGCCGTTACCTGCCCCGGCAGCGCCTCTTGCGCGTAACCCGCCATTGGAACGTAGCTGCCTTGCGGTGCGCCTTGGATTGCGCCAGCGTAGCCGGTGTCATAGCCAATGCTTGGCAAATTGCGGGCGTCAAACGCTGATGCAATGCCGAGGTTGCCAAGACCCGCAGCCGCGTTTGCCGCGGCTTCAGACATTCTTCGCTGCGTTAATTCTTGAGCGCGAAGTGCCGCCAACGCATTGGGGTCAATGGTTTGCGTGACGGTCGGCTGTTCAATGTACGTCGTGAACTGCTCTTGCGTCGGCGCTTCGCCTGCAAACTCGGGATTGCTGTAAAGACGCTGCTGCCACGCCTCCATCGCCTTGTTGTAGGCGTCGGTGTCCACCGTTGGGCTTTTTGTCCAGGTAACCCTTTGCGACCCCGTTGGGGCATCAATGTTTGGGTTGGACATATAGGCCGATTGCTTGGCGGCTGCCAAGTTGGCCTCACCCTGCTTAATGGCAAGAGTGGTGTAATCAGGTGCTGGCGGCGGTGCCGGTGATCTTTTGCCCATACCGAGGCTCCAAATAGCGACACTTGTCTGGTGTCTGCGTCATAAAAACAATGTCTCCATCGGGTGCGGCGTTTTTAATCCGCGCTTCCTCTGAAAACCCCATTTTCGTGACCAATTTGAGCGCGCGGGTATGCTTGCTGCTGATTGGCCCTATGATCTTATCAACATTTGCGACGTTATAGGGATAGTCATATACCGCGGCGAGGTATGCCGGGGTAATCTGATCCCAGGTGATGTGACAAACGACCGATCTGCCGTTCCACATCTCATAAACCGTACCGGCGACCAACTCACCGTCTTTCTCAAGGCCAATGGCAACTGAACGGTCAGCGTTATAGCCACCGTCCGTGCGCGACATGACCCAATGGCCCACATGGGGGCCGTTTACGATGCGCCAGCCCATCCGAGTTGATAAACGACGTCCGTTGATGCCCATTCCAGAGATACGTTTTTGCTGCTGCTGTTGAAAACCAAGCCGCCGCAGTAACCAATTCCCTGGATACCTACGAAATTGTTTGTGATGATGACATCAGCACCCCATACCGCCTGATTCCAGAGGCCAACGTCCCATAGACCATATTGCGTTGCCACAAACGACAGCGCACCAAGGTCGGCGTTGGTCTGAAAGTCCACGTTCATGCCGATGTTGATGGTCGGCTGACCGTTGCTATAGATGGTTGGGCGGCCACGGGTGAAATACTTGATGACGCCTCGCGTCTCGAAGTAGTTGAACGCTTGTAGCGCCTGCGTACTGATGGCGATACCGTCGTCGTTGTAGCCGCCAGAGCCGCTTGCCGTTGTCCAGCACTCGGCAACGTAGCCATCACCGCCGAAATACGGCTTATCGTTGAGCAGAGCAAAACAGTTGGCGTTCCAACCCGTGAACTTGCACCACGCTTTGGTGATGTTGTTCATCACAAACTGCTCTTGGCCGCTTGTGCCTGTCGGGATGTTCACCATCAAGGCGTTGTTGAGCGGGTTATAGAGCAATGCCCAGCCAAAACTGTTTTTGTACGCCCTTGCAGCCGCCGCAAACGCGCCTTGAATCTTGTCTGACAGCGATACTTGCGGGTCTAGGCGAGACGACTGCAACGCAGAGGCAAACGGAATCAGGCCATCTAGCGTCAAAATCAGCAAATCACCGCCGTATTTTTGCAAACAACGACGGGAAATTGGCGCACCGACGATCCACACGCCGATCAGCGCCCATGTGGAGGCGCTAGAAGGATCGGTGCCGCGATATACGATGACTTCGCCTTGGTCGGTGATGAAAACAAGGTTGTCGTCAACGCCGTAGCCCGCGTCGATCGTCCACGACGCCATCGCAATAAGCGTACCGCCCAAGTGCGCGACCGAAGACAAGTCAAGAACTTGCGCTGCGCCGCCCACAGAGGCTGTCGGCAGATACCAAGCCTTGAGCGTGTCCTTCTGGATGAACCACATCCGATTCTTGAACAGCGTTGGCTGTATCAAGCTCGTTGTAGTAACGCCTGTAATGGCTGGCGTGGAAGCTCCGTCAATAGGCGTCCAGGTGGTGCCGTCAAACAGCAGCGGCTTATCTGCGCCGTTGGCAGCGTACAAATACCCGCCGCCTGATGTTGTGATGTTGGTGAATTCCCAGCGGCTGTTCGACAGGCCCGTAACCTTGGCCGCGCCTACCGCTCCCGCCGTGGTGACCTCAAAAATGTTGCCGCCGACAGCAGCAAACATCTTGTCAACCGTAGCGGCGTTGTAGACAAGCAAACTTTCAATCTGTCCTGTCATGCCGGTGGCGTGTTTCTTATACCCGCCACGCAATGACACGCTCGAGACGCCAGGGAAAAGGTTGTTCAGCGTCACCGCGTCGGTCGGCGCCATATTGGCAAGCGAATCTCGAGCGTTCCAGCCGCCTACGGGCGCCGGTAATGACGCCACGTTGTTGGTGGTGCGTTGGACTAACCGCCTGCGAACGGGCGAGGCCATTATTGGCTATCCGTGCCGTAACCGCTGTCAGGGATGTTGTCGTAGCCGATCAACACCGTACCCGGTCGCGGGGCAAACGAGAGGTTAGCGGCTGCCGTGTCTTGCGCCACAGCCGTCTCAAACTCCATCAGATAATCGCGGTAGAGGGCGGTCGTGTCAAAGCCCTTGGCCTCAAAGTACTTGAGCTTCGTACCCAACACCATCAGGCGATCTGGATAGATGCAGGTGTCGTTGTCGTTGGTGAAGCTGTTTTGCGGGGTGCCATCAGGCGAGTACGCCCAGGCTTTGCTGCGATACTCAAAGCCGAGCAGCTCGCCACCGTTCATGCCTGGCCAAATTTGGAAATACTGACCAAGCAGACGCCAGCGGATACGCGGGCCGGTGCTGATATAGCCCGAGAGCAGCCATTGCCATTGCTGTGGCGACTCGGGGCCGAGCATTTCCCAACGCTTGCTTTTATCCCAATGGGTGCGGTTGACCGACGAGCTGTAGTCTGCCGGCAGCGCGTATTTCACCTTTTGAAAGATGACCTGGCCATCTACTACCGTCTCGGTTGTCTGATAGTTCAGCGTGACGCTCGTAGCGCCTACGCCGGTGATGTAAGTGGCGTTAGGGATGCCGACGCCTTGCACCTGATAGGTCGTGTCCAGGCCCGTCGTAGAGGCAAGCCCGGTGATCGTAGCCACGCCGTTGACCCATGACCCGGTGGCAGTCGTGGCCTCGGTATAGAACGTATAAGGGCGCGTTAATTCGCGCCAATCAGCACGACGGAGAAGCTCATACCCGCAGGCGTTCATCAACGCCAACAACTGCACAACGTCCTGGCTGTTGTTACCCGCCACCGTGGAGGGGGTCGGAATGCCCAGCTCTTGGGTACATTCCTGGATGAGATCCACCATCGTGCTGCCCATACTATGCCTCCGTTAATTCTTTCGGCGGGCGCCCTCTTTTCGGCTTATCCGCCACCAGGGACGCCATCTGCGCCTGCAATTCCGCCAGCTGGCGCTTGGTATCCTCAAGCTCCGCGTTACTCTCAACACGGTTCTTGCGGTTCAAGTATTGGCGCGCTCGCTCGCGCAAGCCAACGCCACCCATGCCGATGCGCTGCAACTGGCCATCAGATGCCAGGGCGAGCTGCTCGACCGTCAAAAATTTGAGAATGCTCAACTCTGCGATCTGGTCGCGGTTAATTTCATCAGGAGCGTCCTTCTGCCATTGCGATAGCGGGGTGCCGATCTGCGCCGCAGCGTTCTCATTCTGGTGCATCTGGAAATACAACCATTGCCGCGGGAAACGCTCACGATGATCGTCGCGCACCGGCTGGTCGATCACGTTAGTTTTGTCGCCAGGCGCTTGAATTCGCACATACGGATTGCCCTTGTTGGGGCCATCCTCGCGCAAATAAAACTCAACGTGCAGCTGGGCGTCGGCGTTGCTGATGTCGCTATCTAGTGGCATTGTCCTTGCTCCTGTGGGGATTACAGGTTGTTGACCTGTGTGATGGTACAAATGACCGAGGGGATCGCAGGCCATACGCTTGTGGCGCTGGCTGCAAGAATTCTAACGCTTGTGTCATCCGTCGCCCACATCAATTCAACGTAGTGAGTAGGCTCAAGTTGGATGATGAAGTTCCACGCGGCGACGGTACGCGCTGCGGTGCCTTGGATGGCGACCGTGCTGGCGGTGTTGGCGACGTTGGTGCCGTTTTTACGCAACCAAATGTAGATATTGCCTGCGCCGCCCGAGGTTTTGTCTAGCTGCGCCGAAAACTGCACGTTGTAGACGCCTTGGTTATCCACCACAAGCCGGGAGGACGGTGAACCGATAGACACGCCATTGCTGCTATCGGTAGTGTTAAAAACCATGCCGTAAGCGGTATTGATAGACGCCGCCGCTTGCAGCGTGGTGTCCGAAAACGCACCGTAGTGCAGGATTGGCACCGAGCGGCCAAAGCCTTGCAGTTCTTCCCACAGCGTGTTGCTAACGGCAAAGAACAAGGCCGAGCAATCAGGATTGATCGTGCCAAACCCGACGTTGTTGATGCTGCTACCCGTGTCGTATGGGTACACAGTCAGCGGGTTCGCGCTTGTGTTCTTGACGATGATTGTCTCGCCCATCTCGGTCGGCGGCAGTTTAACGCCTGCGCCTGCGCCTACCGTTGTGACGTTGTTGTAGACGAACGTCAATTGCGTAGCATTACCTGCCGACGTACCGGCTGCGCTCACGCTCGCGTTACCGTCGCCGCAAATGGAGACGGTGGACAGGCCGTTCACGCCCGATCCAAGTACGCGAGAGGGAATAGCCATTAGGCTGCCTTTGCCTGTTCGTGGCGCACCCGCATGATCTCGGCAATCAAGCCGGGGCCACGCGCATCCACGTTGATGTCGCCCATCACTTCAAAGAGTTTCTGGAATTCGTTGGCCTGCTGGGCCATAGCCATGTTGCAGTTGAACTTCTTGCCGGCGGGGCCGCCCACATGAACGTCAATGGATGGGCCGGTGAATTCCCCGGTAAAACGCTTCAAGCCATCTGCCCGGTTGCAGCTGTCGTACCCGTACAGCACGAAGTTGCGGAACCCGAGCAGATAACCAATGTTGATGGCACGGAGTCCCGATGTCGTCCCGCCACCCACAGCCAATTTGCCTGGGCCAATCGCCTGCATCTCTGGGCCTTCTGCCCAGGAGTGCCACAGCCATACGTTTTTTCCTTGTAGGTGGTCAAACGTCACGGGCGGGCAACGCGAGGCAACGAGGTACACGGTACGATCGTTCGCCTTTTGGATGCCGCTAGTGCGGTCGCGCGGATCTAGGTTGACCCACATATCCGGTTCAATGTTGTTCTCGCACAGGAAGTCATGCGCTGCCTTGATTGCCACGATGGGCCGACCGGCTTTGCGGTGCGCTCTAATTTCCTCTACGAAATCTGGCATAGACCACCCACTCGCCACGCACACGAATGTTCCATCGTGCTTGATGGGAGTGGGGGTCAGTTCTGGTAGACCACGGCCAAGCGCCGAGCAAATGTTGGAGCAAAGCTCCATCGCTGTACCCGCCGCCTGTACCGTGATCTCCAGAGGCTGCATCGTTAGAACCCGACAACGCCCGTGGCGATGTGCGGGTAGCCCGCGATGCAGGTGACCGCAGAGGCCGAAGCCGCCGAGGTCGTGGCCACAAGGCCCGCCACCAAGCCACCCGTCACCGTAGCGTCGTCAAGCGACCCTGCGGTTGCGGTGGTGAACAGCGGGA